CCTCGTCTGGGCGGCGCACGTATGGACCGTAACGGACCAAGCCTGTAGGAAACAGGCCCTTGAGCATGGCAACTGGAAGGCTTATGCCCTCCATAACCATCAGCTGAAGGTCAGGTCGGTTGACGAAGAGTGCGGCCATACGCCGCTGCTCAATCGTTAGGTTCACCATGCCGCCTGGGGCGAAGCGGGGGGAAACCCCGATGCCACCCAGATGCACAGGCAGATACCAGTTTGCTCGAAACTCCCGAAACTTGGTGCCAAGTCGTGACATGATGTAAGGGATCAAACATCTCCCACTTGGGAGGAGATCCAACATGTCGTTCACGGACTTGGCCATCCCGAAAGCAGTCTGCGTGTCCTCCTCACCCTTCTTCACGGCGCGTCCTGAAAGGATGCGCTGGTTGAGGTATCCAACTCTCCTAACCTCCGGTCCATCGGACCGGCAGGATTCTATAAAGAGCTGCGAGTTTATCATCGCGGCCCTAGGAGAGAGGTAGTTCTTACCAGCTGACAGCTTGAAGCCCACTAGTTGGGCCACGGCCTTAAAGCAGGTGTAGAACGACCGAGGACATCTGAACAACATGTCATCCCCGTTGACGATCACGTTCCGTCGCATGATTGCGGCGGCAGCGAGTCGCTCCGTCCACTCAGTCCTTCTCCTCACATAGAGGGGGAGTGAGTCGGCACGGACCGGGACAAGGGCAGGGTCACTTTCGTTGACCCAGTCCCTGATGGCATGTCTGAAGACAGCAAGGTTGGTTACGCAGAGAAGCGGAAAGCTGAGGGGATGTCCCATCAGCTGCCCATTGTGTAGGACGCGTTCCGCGCCGTAATGAGTCCGTTTACCAGACACAGAATGGTTGCGGACGTACGTCCCACCCGTGCCAGCGAAATCCTCGATGTCTTGGTAGTAACCATTGACAGGGAGGAAGCTGACCAGGGCCGCTTCATGCAAGGGATGCCCGGCCAGGCCTGAAAGGGCCGCGACCGAAGTATCGGAGTTGAGCAAGTCTGTTGCTGCACTATAGTCAACAGAGCACCAGAGCCAGTCATTGGGAGTCCTAGCGGAGATTTGCCTCACGCGATCAGTTAGATCTGCGTGTCGCATCGTCGACGCCCTTTGGGACTTCCAGTCTGAGATCATGTTGCCTTGCAAGGGTTGAAGCAAGGTATACAGATACCCACATCCTGCGGAGATGACGCGGAATTTGCTGGGTTCAGCAACCGCGACAACCCGAACACTGGACTTGGGACGGTTGAGGACGCCTTTGCGTTCCACGGGCTTCATGGGATGCTCACGAGAGTGCATCTCGTTAGCTTTCTCACATGCCCGGATGAATGCATTGCGCTTCGCCGTCTCAAGTTCAAAAACCAGGTCAGGGACCAAGCCGGGGGTCACTATTCCTTCTGAAGGACGTGACCTCTCGACGAGGTGCTTGACCAGTGGAGGAGGTTCGAAAAGGCTTAACGCCCCGCCAACAAGGCGGGCGCTTGAATAAGCCGCTTTCGATGATGGGAAAAGCTTGGATAACGGGCGGGAACCCTCTCGCGAGACCTTGAAGACTTCGTGGCTTACAGCCCGAATTGTCTCGAGGATCCTTGCGGGGGTTGCTCCGCCTCTGTCGCCAAGTCTATCCTGGTGGTCGCAGAGGGCTTCGATCTTTCGAAGCTTCCCTAGTGGAAGCCACGATTGCTTCGTGCCCTTCTGGAGAGAGTAAAAGAACGAGAAATCGTTCCTAGCCCGTCTCCTTGCGATCATCCTCCTCAACCAGCCTGTGAAGAGGGGGGTCCCATGGAAGTCCGTTTTGAACGGAAAGGGATCCCCCAAATCACCAAAGACCTGCCAAAGATGGAAATCGAGCCAGTACTTGCAAAAGTTCTGCTCGGTCTGTTCAGTGTCTACGAAACCCGCGATAATATCGCGGGTGACGCTCAGGGAATGGATGAATCGGTCGAACTCCTTCTTCGTGAACCAGTGTTCACGGAGGGATCGACTCGAGACAAACACCCAGACAAATGACTCCATCAAGTTTCGCACAACCCCGGCTATGTAGCCGGGGGGGAGGGAGTGTGGCCCACACCCAGTGGGCTGCACACCTCCTCCTCTCCCACCCTCACCATGACCCATGGTGGAGAACGGGACCCACATGCCAGGCTTAATGACGAAGGAACTTGGGGTTCGCTCCTTCTTTGTCCTTGAAGCCTTGGTGGCACGTGGGTCGCGCCTCTTTCCCTTGACGGGAAGGGGTGGGCGTCCAGTTTTCTTGTCCGCCTGACGTTTCCGTCGGACCGCGGGGTCCTCGAATAGAGGATCCTCGCGGCCGAGGAGGCCAAGGCGGACCAGGACGATTCGGACGAGCGGGGCAGCGTTGCGAGACTGCAAACGCAGGTCGCCCAACTCACATCCGGGTGACGTGGCCGTATCACCAACGGTTGGCCAACGTAGGACCGATGCAACACCAGCAATCGGTCCCACCTGAGAGGGGTCCCCCCGCGATTCCGCGGCGGTCGACCCCCCTGGGGAGCTAGTTTCATGTATTGACATGACTCTCGCTC